TAAGATTTGGTCATATACAGTTGTAGAACCAGCTGGAACCATAAGTCCATTGATTGCACCACCTGTTAAACCACCTCTCATAGTAGGATCGTTTAAGTATTTCCAGTCTGACTTGTAGAAATCATAACCTCTACGGAATCCTGTAAACCCTAAGTTAAGAGCCATCTCTTCATCATTATCAAATAGACCATATGAAGTACCACCCGCTCCGTAAGAGTTTTGAGCAGCTAACATATCATCAATATCAAATGAGAACTGACGGTTAACAAAGATTACATTTTCCTCGATAGCACCTTGCTTATCAAGTCTTTGGATAACTGAATCGAAACCTGCAAGAGCTACTGGGTTACCACCACTCCATACATTTCCTCGTGTGTTAACTACATGGAATACCCCTTCAGAACCTTTGTTTCCTACTGGGCCTGTAGTAGCTGCCGCACCAGAACCTACTGCTGCAGGAACTGCTTCAACCATTGCAGTTTCTAAATAGTCTTCAAAACGAAGTCTTGTTTCGTGTTCAGACTTTAAGTACCATAAGTAACCGCTTGCACCGTTCTCAGTCGTTACCTCTACCCATCCAATTTGTGCCATGTCAGAACCATTTACTTGGTAAGTGTCCTTAATGATAATTGGAGAGTTTTCAAAGATAAAGTCTTGAGCTTCGATAGAACCAGACATTCCTAATTCTCCTTTTCTGAACTCAGATCCATAAATAAATATACTACAGTTTACCCCTGCTGCTACTGCTTGACCACCTGCTTCATAGTAAGCTACGTCAATTGTAAACGGAGCTGCGTTTGAAACAGCTGTTACAATCGCTTTGTTGCTTAAAGTTGAACCAGCAGTCTCATCAGAAATCATTATAGTTTGACCTACTCTGATTGCTGCAAAACCATTAGCTGGTGCAGATGAAGCTGGTGGAGAAGCTGGATTAACTTGAGCTGTTGGAATAGTCCAAGTCGCTACGTTAACCGCTGCTGCTCCTGCAGACGTACATGCTGTGTATTTAGTGTGTAACCTTCCTTGCTCAGCCCATTTGATAAGGTCAGAGTTAGAAGGCATTTCAGCACCAACCATTCTTAAGAATGATGCTACTGTTCTATTACCATATCTTTCAAATTCTTTTTCATATGTATCTGGAAGATACTGATTAAGAAAATCAAAGTTAGTAATGTAGTTTGTTGCCAAGGCTACTTGTTGTCCACTTGGTTGCAAGTCAAACCCTGGAGGTGAAATTACTGCCATTGTTTTAAATTTTTTTTAGTTTATACTCTTTTTATACTTCTAATTTTGAGGCCTTTACCACTACTCTTGTCACCTACAGATCTAATCTTTAGTCCATCTTTACTGAAACTTTGTGGAGTTTTCCTCATTTCCATATTAATGTTTTTTGATTTTTTAGAAACATTATCTACAGCTTCGGTCATTCCTTGATTATAAAAGAATTCAGCAAATTTGTCTAAGTTCATAGCAACTGACATAGCCTTATGATATCCTCGAGCATCTTTAATTAATCCGCTTTCTGTGTCCATATATTTATTGACAAAATTATTTACATCAGACTGCTTGCTTTTCAACTCGTCTCTATCTCCAGGCTTAAAGGTAAAACTTTTTTCTCCGACATTGAACTCAAAACCTTTGAACTCATCGTTAAAAACCTCATCAGTTTTTTCTAAAAAGTAATCATACCTTTTCTTTTGTGCATCTCGAGCATTGTTAGACTCCTCTATATAACTTTTATAGCTATTAAATTTTTCATTGTCCTCGGCAGATAATCCACCCCCACTTGACTCAAGAGGAGCTTTATATTTATCTCTTTGTTCATTTAAAAACTTTTTAGCTTTAACAAGTTCTCTTTTTTTAGCTAATTGCTTTTTCTTAATATCTTTTGGATCATCTAATTCTTCATCATATGAAAATTTATCCTCCATGATATCTTGAATATCCTCCATGTCCAAACCTTCTTCAGTCTTAGAATAGTAAGCACTTAGCACTTGGTCTCCGTCCATTTCATCATAGTCTTTTTGTAATTCTACAAAATCTTTGAGTCCACGTCCAGTTTCCTTTTTGTATTTAAAATACGCTGCAACATCTTCAGGTAAATCTTCGTTTGCTTCTTTGGTTGCAAACAACTGATCTACGGAGTCGATATCTTTGTCGTATCTATTTTTAATATATGAAAGAACGTCTGCATCATTTAACTCTGATGCGGGAGTTTCTTTTTGTGCTTCTCCTTCCTGTTGTACTTCTTTTTGTTTCGTGTGGGTGTTGGCACTCGTAGTGCTTGTATCCACTCGTTCCACGTTAGTGTCGTCTTTTGGAGTTTCAAATTTTTCTTCATGTTCTTTAAGTAGTTGTTCTTCTACTTCAACTTTAGATTTTTCAACCCCTGATACGTCTTTTACTGTAAATTTATTTTCGTCCATTTTATTTAATTTAATTTTTTACAAAGTTAATACTAATTTTATTATATTTTTAAGCCAATTATCTTGGATCAAATTCTGCTAAATCAAACCCGTCTAAACTATCCTCATTAGATTCAAAGTTCATCGCTGGTAGATTTCTTTTACGTTGCTCAATCATTTTTGATTGCTGGGTATTAGCCTCCGCTATTCGCTTAGATTTACCTTCTTCCTTTTTCTGCTCTCTCATATCTATTTGAGACTGTTCCATACCTCTTAACTGCATATTATAATTAAACTCAGCATCCATCAACCTACGTTTTAGATTAGCCTCATTATTTTGTTTTTCGATTTCAAATGCAATTTCTGCTTGCTTAAGTTGTATCTTAGACTGCAGCTCAGCTTGAGTCTTTTGCATTTCTGCTTGAGACTTCATTTGCTGTAACTGTTGCTGTTGTTGACCTTGCATAGCTTGTTGCTGTTGAGCTTGCTGTTGTTTTTGAGCTTCTGTTTGTTTACGCTTTACTTTAAGTAATTGATTAGCCATTTTTAAATTATGGATAGTTCTAATATCAATAGCGTCTTCTAAATCAATTCCTCCATTTTGTAAAGCCATTTGTATATTCTGCTCTAACTGCTGCTTCTCTTCTTCATCAGGAGTCATCTCGATAAAGATTCCAAAATCATAAATGTATAGATTTTTTATTTCCTCTAAGATTCCTAAATTATACTTACCGATCTGCATTGCAAACTCATCAGCAAAATCAGAATACTCTAATACATCAGCAGTTCTAATAGATAAACACTCGGCTAATCTTTTAGTTATATATAATGTTGCGTTTAATATATGTCGGGTGGCTACATTAGAATTTAAAGCAGCTAACTTTTGTATGCCTACTAAAGAATTAGGATCAGGAGTAGATGCGTCTCTCGCTTCATTTAACCCTGTTACTTGTCTAATCATATTCAAGTAATGATTATAATTACCTACAAGCATCTGCATTTTACTTTGCCCACTACTTGACGTTAGCTGACTAATTGGCTGTCGAGCATTATTAAACTCTCCATCCTGAGTATAACTTCTACCCACCACACTACCTGTTTGAAAATATAATCTTAATGCGTCTTCAGGATTATATGCCGCCCCTGTTCCTAAATCTACTTCACTTAATCCGTCTGCATCAATAAATACTCCGTCAGGAACAACTTTAGAAACAACTTGTTGTATTTTTAAATGTGTTAATTGTATAAGATCAGCAAAAGGAATCATACGTCTTACTAACGATTCTAAAACTCCTTTATACATTCTTGGTGCACAGGCTATATAATTTGGGTAAGCATATTGGTTTGCAGAATTAGGTCTAACCATATTCTCCATCATATCCCACTTTAAAATAATATTAGTACCCATTACCATTACCCCTTCATACCATACATCAATTCTTTTTTCTACTTTTTCAAAGTTTCCTTCGTCCATCATTTCTTGTGGAGGATTAAACTCATCGTCTTTTTCTACAGTTTTAAAAGTCCCTTCACCCATTTGTTTTTTCTTATACACAAAACTATTAGTAGTTTTATAATTAAAATACAAAAGCGTACAAGTGTCTCTGGAGAACATACTGTTTTCATACATCGCAGCCACATTATAATAATCGTACCACGATTGGCTGTATTTAGAAATCTCCTCCATTTCTTCGTTAGTAATATCAGGATCTATCTTAATTAATTCTGTAATAGGAATAGTTTTAATTTCTCCCCAATAAAAACAATCTTTAAAATATGGATCTTCCGTATAGCTATATACCACATTAGCAGGATCAACATATTCTACACGAATACCGTCTCCTTGCTGAAACATATGTTTACACATTCCAACTCCTAAAGTAGCAATATCGTAATCAACTCTTTTTCTTACATCAGCATAATGATTTTCCTCCAACATTGTATTGATAGCAATTTCATTAGCTATTTCTATCGAAGGTTTATAATTCATTTGCATATACAACTCCATCTCGGTGTCGCTGGTTGGTAAAGTTTCTGGATCAACATTAAACATTTTAACCTGGAAATCTTTTTCTATTTGCCCCCATAATTCTTTAGCGACAATATTAGTCTCAACCATTGTTTGAAACTGATTTCTTTTTTCAGCTGACAACGCATCCATGGCTACGCAATTAACTTTGAATAATCTATCCGACATTCCGTTAACTACAATATCTACAAATTTTGGAATAACAGGAACAGGAGACCAATCTAAATTTAGATAAGACAAATCTCCATCTACTGCTAATTCATTTTTATATTTTGCTACTGATTGCTCACCTCGAGCATATAGTCTTAACCTATGAAATTCGGCCCATTGATTATAAAATCTGCACCTCATCCCATCTTTTCTGAACCACTCGTATTGAATTGCCTGGCCAACCTGTAGCCCAAATTCATCTGAAGCTTTCTGTTTATCGGTTGCAAATTGGTCTGGGAACGCAGCGGAGTTTATATCTATCTTGACGTTTTTCATCTAATTATTTGACTTTTATTGCTGGTATTATTATATCTTGCAAAGTTAATACTTATTTTTGATTTTTGTTTAGATGGTGTATATAAGTGTTTTTGATTAGCCATAATAGCTAATCCCGAACTAATTGCCGCATCAAACTTGGTTCTGTTACTAATATCAAACTTAGCCCAATCTTCTAAAGTCCGTCCAAAATACATAACACCCATATCTCCCGCATCCCTGTATTCTCCATTAAAATCTATACCAATATGTTTTTCAATATAAGATTCTATAGCTGAAGCATGAGACTGTTTAACATCTTCTGAAGTGTTTGGAATACCTCCTAATTCACGTTCCGTTTTAGAAAGTTTAGTATAAGTTTTATCTGGCCTGTTTAATGAAAACCCTCTATAACCTCTATTTTTAAAATGATACAACAAACGAGGCTTGTTGTTTTCACACAATATAGGCATACCATAAAACACGCAAGCCATTAAAACTTCTTCAAAAAATATTTCAGCAGTCTGCGGTCTGGCAATATATTCTAAAAAAAATTCATTACTTGGAGCTTCTTCCATACTAAACTTAGTCATACCATGTAATGCTCCATTAGATCCTTTTCCTACTACCACTCCTGATATATCATAAGAGTCACAACCAAAAGATCCGATGTGTTCATTACCAGGTTTTTTCATACCTTTTTCCTTTACAATATTATTTTGTAAATGTTTAGGAGGAGTCCAGCTTACTAAAAACCTTCCTCTATTATTTGGACTCCAAATTACTTTAGAATCCTTTATTCCATTTTCCCAAGAAAATGAGCCTCGTGTTAGATGATGATCCATAATAAGAGAATCATTATAATCTATCTGTTGGTAAATTTTAGTTAAGTTAAATATTGATTGTTTGCTTTCATCTCTAAAAGCGTGAGACTCAGTTCTTGGAAATTGTCTATAAAACTCATTTAAAGCATCAGGATCGTGAGATAACGAATTAACTTCGTTCTCCCAATAATCTATTGCTCCTATTTTAATATCCTCTCCATCTATACCTATAATAGGTTTTACAGGAGTTTTAAATACAGGCATACCATATCTATCTATGTAACCTTCAAAATTCCATTCCATTGGAATAAACAAACAGTATAATCCTGATTTAGTTTGACCATTTGCATTTCTTTTACTCGGCAGAGAATCCTCGTACAAAGATTTAAAATTACTACCACCTTTATCTAAAGCATTAGAGGTAGATCCCATCATACACTTACCGATTACTTTACTACCTAATCGTAAACACGTTTTAGTTACTCGCCAGTTATTCAGTATGTTATCAGGCTTTTCCCATTTACCACTTTCATCATGTAAAAGTAGTTGTAGCTTTTCTCCGTCATAACTATTGTCACCTGTATTTTTCCAGTCAATAGTAGTATCTAAACCTTCCAACTCTTCATCTGCTAAAGCGTGCATATTCTTTTTTGTGATCTTAGAAGCAGGAACTCTATAAGCTAATTCTGTTTTAGGTTTATCCATACCATCCTGAATAGGTTTAAAGAAAAAAGGATAATTATTAGAAATTGGAACAACTTTATCAGTAAACATTTTTTTAGCATCCGAACCTGTTTTAGATAGAATACCTATACGAGCATCTTTAGTTATAGTGGCTTGATTAACACCTTCACAAGAACTCATAAAAGAGAATCCTGAACGTCTAATTTTTAGATAACACATTCCAAAGCTTCTTTTATCAGCCTTACAAGCTTCCCAGAAAATATAAAAGATTCTATTTGCCTCTCTAAAATCAGGATTCCCTACATCAATCTTAGTCCATTGTAAATACATATAATGAGTTCCTGTTATGTAAGTAGGAGTCCCGTTATTCATAAACCAATAACCTTCTTCTCTCCTGTTAAATTCCTCCTCTATATAATCTACCCATTGTGATTTGAAAGTATCAGGAGTTTCGTGCCATTGAAAAATGGATTTAATTCTGTTTAATTGTTTAGATATTAAAGTAGGCTCCCAATATTGTTCGTCTTTCTTTTTAGATCGAGAGTATATGTTTTTAGGGCAAGGAGGTAATCCTATTTTTAATCCATTAATATTTATTACATCTCCTAACTTTCCGTTCCGAGAAATAATAACAATATCATATTTTTCGTTATATCCGTATAACCACGTCTTAGCTCTGTTTTTATTAGCAATAACAGAATTCGGGATAAGATTTTTAACCTCTGTATATAAACTATTTTGATCTTGACTCTGCAAATCCTTTAGGGGTATTAGTTTTCTTTTCAGCTACCGTTCCGTCTAATAATGCTCTTTCTTCCTCTATACGTTTTAATATTTCAAAAGCATCCATAATACATAATTTTTTAGTGGCCGCTGCGTTTTTTAATCTGTCAGCCGCTAACTCATCATCTTTATCATATTTAATAATATCTTCTTTTGCAACTTTAATAAGTTGCTTTACCGCTTTTTCTCCTGCCTGTATTATATTTGCTTTAAGCTCCCTTATGTCCATCTTTGTTTTTTTCTTGTAATTCTTTTAAAGCCTTTTCATATCCTGGCATTAACTTTAACAACTCTAAACAACCTATCGCCAGCTCTCTGGTTTGCTGTTCTTCTAATATAAGTTTCTTTAAATTTTCTGTTAACTGTTCATTTTTAGCTTTTAACAACCCAATGTTTTTCTGTACACCCATGATTTAATTTGTTTTAAATTTATAAAATATAACATATACCTGCCTACCTTCCTTCCACGATTTATTTGGATATTTACTATGAAAATAGTTTGCGGGATAAGATATAATTCTATTCTGTTCATATCCAGAAACAGAAACTAATCTCCACATGTCTAAATTTTCTGCATCTATTTTTATCAACTCATCATATTGTTCGTCACTAATATGAGCAGGTAAATCTTTTCCATATACAGCGTGCTCCCAAAAAGCAGTGCCATGCAACTCTTCCCTTTCTCGAGGGGACATATATAAAACTGCAGCCCTGTCAGGACGCTCTCCTTTAATGTTTAAGTCAGAATGAATTCTCCAGCTTTTATCTAATTCATCTGTAGACACTCGAAAAAAACTCAATATATTTTCTAAAGGCTTCCCTTCAATCCTACCCAGCTTAGCTAACACATAATCATCAAAAGAAGGTATAGAGGGCTGCGTGTAAAAGTTTTTACCACCCACAGTATGCTTAATAAAATTTCCTTTTTGTAAATAGTTGCAAGCTATGTTAAATAAATCTTTATCTATAAAATCATCTTGAGTATATATCATAGTATCATAGTTATGTTTTTAGTAAACATTCTATATAACTTTTCTCCTTCTACTGTAAACTCATATTCACTATCAGGAGTAAAAGATATTTTATCACCCTGTTTTACTCCTAATACTTCTAACTCTTTATTTATATATTTCACTATACCTATTAATGGCTCTTCATTTCCTCCTTTAAAAATATAGGATTCTTCTAATTCTGCAGGTTTAATAAAGCAATATTTCCCATGAGCTTTCCATTGCCCGTTTTGTTTATATAAAAAAAACTGTTCATTATCTATTAAAAAAAGGTTGTCCTTTAAAAAACTCCTTCCGCTTTTTTCTCTACCATACATATCATAATATAACTTAAATACATTATGGTGTACTAATAAAATATCTCCTTCCTTAACAGGACCTTCATAGTCTATAGGAAGAGCAACTACTTTTCCAAATCTATTAGAAGTAATATGATCTTCTTGAGAAACACTGGTTATAAAATCTATTTCTCCTATTTCCTTAGTGTTGTCATACCTTTTGTTCTTTAAAGGAGT